GCCCCGATCCCCACGACGTGATCATGCGCGCCAATGCCGACGGCGTGAGCGTGGTCGCCGACGCCACCAACAGCCCCCCAGTTTGTCCTGTCAGAGCCGGTATTGGACATGGCAACAACATCCCCCGCCTGACCGAACTGCGTTCGCCCGGATATCGGGTGGTTGTGTGCGCCCGCGCCGGTTGTGGATTTCGTGCCATAGTCAAAGACCGATACCGGTTTGGTTCCGTAGTCAAATCCGGTGGTGTCCCGGTTTCCGAGGTCGGTACTTGCGACCGTTGCGCCGTGGTCGTGCCACTTAATGCCGTCCAGCTCCTGAGACAAAACAGCACGGCCATCAGGTCTGCCCTTTATCGTCTGGCCGCGCATATCTGGAATAACGCCAGAGGGATACGCCACAGCCAGCAACGGATAGACTGATTTATCAAAAGGTTGTCCCTGCATTAAGGCGTGAGCGGGCGGAACGGTATCGGATGGCCACGGGATCGGCGCGCCGACAGGAAAAGCATCATCGGGTGTCCACGTCGTCCACGGCTGCGTGGAATATTTGCTCCGCGAATAGCTTCGGGAACTGCTGTACACGCGATAAACCTGCGTTATCCCTGCGCCCTTTAACACCATCAGCGAACCGGCGTTATTTTCCGGGTAATGCAATGCTGCGCTGGTATTGGCATTTGCGGGCTGAAAATACAGACCCGGCGTCTGGTAATTATCCAGATTCTGGTCAGCACCAAGCTCAATGCACTGACCGTCAAAAATATCCTGTGACGTGACGCTGATATCACCGGCCAGCGAATGTCCGTTAACTTTTCGCTCAGACGGGACGCGACCATTCGCATTATCATTCACCGCCTTAACCGCTTTCGGTGTCGCGGCGAGGGTCTCAGATGTGCTGTCGGTGGCGCTGCTCAGTTTCACCAGACCTTTCTGCGCTGTGCTCGCGTCCTGAGCCGTATATTTACCACTGGCAAGGTCATACGCCGCCTTAACCGCTTTCGGCGTTGCTGCAAGTGCCTCAGACACGCTGTCGGTGGCGCTACTGAGCTGCACCAGACCTTTCTGCGCTGTGCTCGCGTCCTGAGCCGTATATTTACCACTGGCAAGGTCATACGCCGCCTTAACTGCCTTTGGCGTCGCTGCGAGACTCTCAGACGTGCTGTCGGTCGCATTGCTGAGTTGTACAAAGCCTTTTTCTTTCAGCGTGGCGTCAGGATGGCGGCGGGACTGCTCATGCTCTGCCAGTTTGTCGTCGACATAATCCTGCGTCGCCATGACCGTTGTCGCGTCAATGGACAGCTCCACTGAGGCGACACTGTTGACAATAATCACCATGCGACAGGTCTGTGCACGCCCCGAGCCCTCCGCCAGCTCCGGCTTGTAGCTCTCCGCCATATTGGCAACAGCAATCAGCGTGCCTGTGTCATCATACAGACCCAGCTCACGCATCCAGAAGCCGCCCACCTCGGGAGGAATGACCAGCTCAGCCACGATATAGTTTTTATTTTTGTTGTCCTGGCTGATTTTATTCAGTGCATGACGCCAGACTTCATTGATGAGCTTTACCTGCCCGACGTTCGGCTCCGGCAGTACGCCGCCGCCATCCCCGACGGCCATCGCGGTAAGGTTCACCTTTTTACCGCCCGGCATCGTGGCCGCCGCCAGTTTTGCAGCACCGGCAGTGGTAATAATTGTTTTAAATTTCGTGCTCATTATTCCTCACTCATCCGGGATAAACCGTAATAATGTCGCCGTCATACACCACACCACCGACATACATATGACCGGGAATGTCCTGAATAATATTCAGGCCAATCAGATGACGGCTGGCAGGTTTCGCATCCGCAATCAGGCGCTCCATTTCAAAATACATTTCCTCAGAAATACCGCTTTCCAGCACACCGATATCAAGCCGGAATGTGCCGGGCGGGTCGCTGGTCTCCCACCATTCCGTAACGTTGATGACATAACCGAGTGGCTCCACCACCCGACGAACAGCACCGATAGTGCCTTTGTGGCAGTGAATAAAGTACGCATCACGGATGACAGCGCGCTTCTTTTCCTCCGGCCAGTTCTCATCCCAGCGGTCGACAGAAAACGCCCACGCCAGCCACGGCAGCAAATTAGCCGGGCAGGTGTCGGGACTCCACAGACGACGCAGCGGGACGGGGGTGTTTTCGATATCCGCGCAGGCACGCGCCGCCGCCACTTCAAGCGGTGACGAGCCCACCGGCAGCAGACGGGTATCACTCATCCGAGCCCCCGATCACAATGCTGTAATCAGTGCAAAATGACGCCTGCGCACTGCTGAGCACGAGGTCAGCCACCGGCGCGGCCAGCTCCACACGCTGGACACCTTCGACATGCAGCGCGGCATAAATGGCAGACAGGCGAATGTCACGCCCGAGGCGGTGCTGCGCACTGATATAAGTTTCCAGTTTTTTCACGGCAGCGGCGCGAATGGGTTCGCTCTCGGGACCGGGATAGAGATAAAGCGAGGCGGTTATCTGGTAGTCAACAATGTCGGCTGACTGCACCGTCACACGGTCTGCGACCGGCCTGACATCTTCGGCGTTAAGCGCATTACGGACAACAGTGAGCAGCTCATCAGAGGCGACGCCGTTGTTTTCACGCGACAGCACAGAAATCGTCACACAGGCGGGCGACGGGCTGGACACTGAGATATCCGCGACCCGTCCGTCAGCGCTGCGGCCATGGAACTGATAAGCACCGCCAGACCCGGCCACGCTCATTCCTTCAAAGGCCTGCTGGATACGCAGACGGTAATCGGTATCCGACTCCATCACGGCAGGCGTGGGCGGCAGTGTGGTCTCATCGGCAGGTGTGATAACAAGACGCCCGACGCTGAAATTTGCGCCGATATTATCGAGGTCATTACCGGCGGCATACGCCAGCATGACCGCGCGCGCCGATTCATTCACGCGCTGACGCCAGATAACCTCCCGGTAAGCATTCTCCTGCAGCAGCTTAACCATCGGCTCCGATTCGAGTGTCAGCGTGCGTGCAACCGCCCCCTGCTGTTCCTCGGGATACAGTGAGACAAGCGTCGCCTTTCGCTCTACCAGAATGGTTTCATAGTCCAGCTCATCCACCACATCAGGCGCAGCGAGCAGGCTCAGGTCAACAATAGCCATAGTGTTTAACTCAGTGGAATGGTGATAGAAAAAGGCTGGCCTGACGCTGACCGCGTGCCGGTGATATCGACATACATCGCGCCGTCATTCTCCCCGCGTTCAAAGGTGATGGTCGTCAGGCTGACGCGTGGCTCCCACTTCTGGATCGCGGAATAGCACGCGGCCATAATCTGCAGGCGTAGCGCCGGGGTCTGCGGCTGGTCAATAAGCGCCGACAGCAGCGAGCCGTATTCACGACGCATCACACGCGAGCCAACCGGCGTGACCAGAATGTCGCGCACGCTCTGCCTGATATGCTCAATCTCAGAAATACTGAGCCCGGTAAGACTGTTCATGCCCAGATAGCTCGTCGTCATTTTGTCCCCACCGTTCTGTCATCGCCCCGCTTCACGCCGCCATGGTCGTGGTCATCCACCTGCACACCGTTTGATTTAAACGTGCCGCCGCCGTGCTCGATGTTGCCGCTCATCTTCCCGCCCTTTTGCACCTCAAGCGTGGCCGTGGTCAGTTTGTTGGTGCAGACCACCTCGGGGGTATCGAGCGTGATGCGGGTGGACGCTTTGACCATTACCAGCGGCACCGTTGCGGTAATGGCGTCCGACGCTGTGACGTCAGCAGTTTTAATACCACTCACCGTGAGCGCCCCACTCTCGGGTTCGTACTCGATAACCGCCCCGTCAGGAAAGGAAACGTGAAAGGCATCAGGGGAGGCCGACGGCGCAGGATGGTCATCCGAGAAAATACCGGGCAGCACAAAGGCGGTATCGAGCTCGCCACCAATGGCAAGAATAAGCACCTGCTCGCCAACTGAGGGAGCCCACCAGACCCGCGAGCGACCGGCGCGGCAGGTCAGCCAGTTTAGCCATGTGGTTTGCATGCCGCCGGTCTGGACACGACAAAGCCCCTCATCGGGATTGACTGCAGTCACAATGCCGGTGCGGATAAGGTTTCGGATCGCGCGGGCGATATCCTGAATGGAATTTAACGTATTCATAGGTAAAGGATGCCGCCGGGCAAGGCCAGCGGCAATCGGGCGGAGTTTTGTGGAGGACTGCACAACCTTTAAAAAAGGTTAATAAATATTTGAACGCAATTCAAAACATACATCTAAGCCAATTATATTTTTTAATATACTAACTAGTGAGCATGATGCAATTTAAAAAACCTTACAATTATATGAAAAGGCGGCATCACCCGCCATTTCAAAAAAAATCAAAATATATTAATAACTTCATTTCTACGCAGAGTTGCTGCAATTTTATTGCACACCCACAACAACAATGAAACCAGTAATCCACCAACCCCACCAAGTATTAACGTGTTATCACTTGACGTTTCCCACAATGTTTTATTTTGCCGCAGTCTGTTTTTGTAAAAAAGATCAGCCCTACCACTTATTACCAAGTTAGTCCCATCAGATACATTAGCATATATATCATCACCCATAACCATCAGATTATCCATTTTATTAGACTCTACATTTCGCCCATCCAATGATAACTTATCAAACGAATGAAGAACAAAACCATCCAGATAACCTTTAACAAAATACTTGCCAAGCAAATCTTTCTTCGAAACCTTTTGAGCTTGTATATATAGCAATTTTCCATCCACTATAATTTTGTTATTCCCCTCATTAAAAAGCGAATAAAACTCCTTCTTCTCTTCTGGTTCCATCTTAACAAGCAGCCCAAGATATACAGATTCATCCGCCTTTATTTTAATATTCCCTTCCGAACTACTGAAAGATGCAACTTCGCAGTGAATCTTCTTATCCTTATTTATTGAACGCAGCCTTTCAACTTCAATGCTAATTATTTTTTCATCGCCATCAATATTCAATGTATATTGAACAACCTTCTTAGTTTGATTTCCTGTAAATTCAGACACTGGTGTGGCCAGATAGAATCCGGCATTAGACTCAGATGGATAATAACTAAAAGTACCATCATTAATTTTTGTGACATCAAAGCCATTTTTATCATTTTTGTCAACAGAAAACATATTTACAAGCTCATCAGTACTTTTAACATGACCAGCCTTGTCATTTATAAGTAGTATTGATATAAACTCGGACGATTTAATGGATAAGTTTTTCACATTACTATACGTCAAAGTTCTAGATGGTGCAGCGTTAACTGAATTTCCATCCACACAATTAAGTAAAGGTAATATGTTTAAATTAAAGGTTTCATTTTCATTGTTTTTTGATCTTATACTTTTAATGTCGCCATAAACACGTACAGACTCATTTATTTTAACGGGAGAACCTAACAATGAAAAACGTTTTTGTTTCTCAGGATCGTTTTTTGTCGTAGTCTTATCTTTTTTCGTAATAAAGTAATTACCTGAAAAATCCTCTGAAGTTGACACTGAAAAATTTACAGCCGTTGGTCTGTAAAAAAAACATACAACATAGTAAGTAATTAACAATATTAAAGAGCACAATAAAACATAAACTATATAGCTCATAACAAAGCGCAAACCCAAATTAACACTACCCGCCTCGAAGAGAATCTTTTTTATATAAAACAGAAAAACAACGAAACTTGCAATTATAGGCGAACCTAATGTATTTGCAATTATGCTTTCAGTAACTGACTGTGTAGTTAAAGAATCGTTAACGACGTACATTATAATATCTGTCACCGTCAATCCAAAGACTGAACTAATAACACAAACGATAAACACCTGTATCGATGTTTGATAAAACAAAGACGCAGCTACTATAAGCAACGCAGCAATAAAACCGAAATTACCAGAGACAGTGTAAGCCCCCTTTATATATTGACTAAATGTAGGTATCCTGGCGATAGCATCTTCAAAAACGCTGCCATAAAGGGTAGAACTGTCACTACCAATAAATTTAAAAAGATAATATTGAACTTCAGAACCAGAAGATATAAGCGTCCAAACACAAACAAAAAGAAATAGAAAATCTAAATAAAAGGTTTTCCTCTTAAAATCAACAGTAGTCGTTCTAAATATTTTATTTATAAAATTCATTTTTTAACTTTATTCCATTCGCCATATTGTATTAATGTTTTGCACACTATATACCAAATTGAATATTCAAATAAAGTCCATTTCATTACACACTCTTAAGTCTCCCAGCATCATAAAAATCACAGCAAAAATCGAGATCTTGAGGATGATATCACAATAACATTCACAGCTATAAAAAACCAAACATAACAATAAATTAAGACCCTAACAACATCACTCTCACTAGTGTTTTCATTAAAATGATTCTCAACACTCCATAGCTAAGAGCAAAACCTGTAGAATTACGGGAGAGTACGAATAGTACTAAAGTCATAAAATCTAGGGAATGAAAGAAAGAAGTTCCTTTTAGTCATTTGCTAACGGAGCACCTTAGAGTTTGTAAAACCTTTTCCTATCAAGATATTCGATGATTATTTTTTCAACAAAAACCTCTTCACTGTCGCTGAATCCAAGCAGTTGGCGAGCAGGATATTGCACATCCTGAGCATACGAATTAGGCTGGTCTCTGAGTCCAAGTTGGTGAATCCGTGCAATACGTTGCACCTTGCCAGTAAACTCCACTACGGCAGCATCATAGCGACCGCTGGCTTTCATATAGCGACTGGTTCGCAGCTTCTGGAACATCGCACGTTTGATTCGTCCCGACTTTGCTCTGAGTGGCTGATGCTTTCGTGCTTGATATGGCGTGCCGTTTGGTGATTTTTGCTGTTTGATACGTTGCTGTTGTGATCTGCGCAGTTCCTTTGCTATCTCCGCAGCCAGCTTACGCCGACCCGACGGTGATATTGCCGCTATCACCCCCGCAAGTTGGTTATTAAAAAGCTTAAATTCATTCATGCCATTTGCTCACCAGCTCACCATTGATGTAGAGCTCAGTCGGACGTGTGACAGGCTCCGGCAGGGGTGGTTCCGGGGCATAGCTGACGTGTAACGCACCGTTTTCCTCCCGGACAAGGGTGCGCTCCGTCAGTTGCAGGCTGATACTGATATCAACATTGTCCCCGTCGTTTAAGTCCATCTGGAATCGATAACCCTTTTTGCGCCCGTCATCGAGCGTGCAGATATCCGGCTGGTTTTCTCGCAGCCACGCCGCCACCGGAACAAAAATCAGGTCGGGGTCGCCGACAAAGTCACACACGATCACATTCAGCATGTATTTCTTTTCATGGGACAGCGAAGCCGCGAGACGCGCATCGATATTCCCCTCATCGGCAAAGATACGCATCATCTCGGGGTTATTCATGAGCTGTGGAACGGCGTCATTCAGCGCTTTGCGCAGGCTTTTCATTTTCTGCATCGATTCTATCCTGACAGTCTTTGATGGTTTCGACCTTAATCGCACAGGCGGTGAGCGCGTGCTCCAGCCTGCGAATATCGGCACTCAGATCACCGTTATTGACGGGGTCGCTTCCCGGCATCGGGCAGAGGCTCACCTTCGGGCAGGCGTTGTAAACAACGGGCGGCGGAGGCGCAGCCGGTTCGAATGTGCAACCGGCGCACAGCATCAGGCAGCTTATCGCTGTACCAGCGGCGTAACGTCTCGTTTTCATTCATCAGCCTCGTTATGGTTTCTTCCCGTCTTGCCGCCTGCTCACCGGCAACGGCCAGCTCATCTCCGAGTCTGACCTGCGCATCCTCATTCGCCCTTGCGATTCGCTGCGATACGGCAAGCTGATTTTTCAGCATGCCAATCGTCGTCTTTTGCGCACTGGCGACGCGATTCGCTTTCTCAAATGACCGGGATAGGTTCGCATTTTCATGTCGCAGCCACAGCAACCCGGCCAGCGCAGCAACCAGAAGGATCACAATGAATCTGGACACATCCCCTCCCCCTCGATGCGCTGACGGTAAGCAGTACGCACAGCGTTAAGCACCAGAACACAAATCAGATACAGCAGCGCTGTAAACACCCATCCCGAGCCGACCAGACACGAAAAAACGCCAGCAAAAATAAGCAGCGACCAGAAGCGGCGCAGCGGGGAAGGTTTACGACAAAACACAAAACGGAAAATCTTCATCACCGCATCATTCAACGGGATACCCTTTTGCCGGTTTCCCTGCCAGTGTTCATAGGCAGCCACACCGGCGAGGCTGGCAGCAATGCAGACCAGACAGCCAAACAGCGCCCATACAGCAACGAAATTGACCGCCACGCTCTGCGGGTTCGTCAGTCCCATAAACAGCATCAGTGTCAGCAGGAAATCAACAATCAGTGAGGTAATGTGTTGTTTCATTGAGTCACTCCTTTCATGCAATACGCCAGTTCCCGCGCGCGGCGGTTCTCCAGCCCTTTATTTTTTGTACCGTTGACATACACCCAGCGGGTGAGCTGGTCACACGCCTGCCACCACTGGTGACGCTTGATAAACGAGACCAGCGTCGACCGGCAGGCCGCACCGGTTCCGACGTTAAACGCAAAACTGACCAGCGAGTCATAGACGCGCGGTGGCATATCCACCGGCACACAGGCCGCGAGCCGTTGCTCGACGTTCAGCACATCGGCAACGAGATTCTCCGCCGCGCGCTGTTCGGTAATATCCCCTTTCGGGACCACCCCGGCAGTGTGGCCGATTCCTGACGTCCACACTCCCGCGCTGCACTGGTAAGGTGTCAGGCGACATCCTTCGAGGTCGGCAATCAGTGCCAGCCCCTCGGGCGAGGTGTTAAGCAGACGAAAGTCAGGCATCAGTGCCGCCAGCGCCAGCACGGCGGCCACACTGCAGCGTTTAATGATTGAGCTCACGGGCAGCCTCCTTATCGAGTCCGAGTGAGGTCAGGTAGCGGTAGGTTTTGCGCTTAAACCAGTAATTCGTCAGCGCGGTAAAAATGGCGCAGGCACTCCCCACATAGAGCGCCAGCTTTTCGGGGGACATCGCCCCGAAATACGCCAGCCCCACGGCCAGCCAGTAAGCGATAAACGTCGTGATTTTTTCCACACTCAGTCCCATAAATTCACCGTCTCGGTTTTCGGGGCGCTGTCAGTTTCGGGCAGTTCGATTGCCGTGCCGTGCGGCAGAATAACGCCCAGCTCCGACAGACCCGGATTCGCCTGCAGCACCGTTTCAACGACGCCCTCAGTGCGCCCGTAATACCGGGCGCAAATCGCATCGAGGGTGTCACCCTGCATCGCACGGACTTTCATCAGATTTGACCGACAATACAGCGCGGCTTGTCCTGAATACGCGCCACAGACCAGCGCATATCCCGCCACAGCTCATCGATAACCGCCTCGGTGCTTTCCGCTTTGCGGTCGCCTTTTGCCGTCGCATCGATGCCGCGATAGCGCTCAAACAGCGTGGCACTGGTCATGGCGCAGACGGCGCGGAAATAATGGAAACAGCGCACGCTTTCGCCATCGATATCATCGGCTGGCACATCGGCCAGCGTGTTATGCCCTGCTGCCATCTGCTCAACCCGCCACAGAGCAAGCTCCGCATTGGTTTCAGCCATACCGGCTTTAATCGCATCATTCAGGCGCAGCGCGGAAACGGTCTGCTCCAGACGCATCAGCTCGCGCACACGCTTCGGATCCACATCAGGGAAAAAGAAGGTGTTTTTTATTACTGGCTCGCTCACGCCCGGTGGCGGAACGACCACGCCCGGCACGTCCTGCGGCTCTTTTTTTGGCTCAATAATCACTGTCGTCATGACAACCTCGGGTAATGGGTGGGCGGTGGACGCCGGTCGCAGTCAGGGTAATCAATACCCGCATTGACCAGCGTGCCGCCCGGCTCGGGGAGCGTTCTGTTAACAGGTGACTTTCCTCGGGCGTCCCCGCCCTCGTTTCACCGGTGAATCTTGTTTTTTCGCGGGTGCCTTTTTCGCGGCTTTCGGCGCCGTTTTTTTGACGGCGACCGGTTTCGGGTTCAGCTCACGAGTGAGGGTCTCAATGTCTTTTCTTACCCCGGCGTTGGTGTCGAGCTGTAAGGCGCGTTGCAGGTGAGAAAGCGCATTCTCAGGCTGACCGGCATCACGCAGGGTCAGACCGGTGACCTTATGCAGCCGGGCGCTTACTTCGTCAGGCATATCGGCCTCAGCAGTCAGCCCGATGACGCAAAGGAGTTGCGCAGCGTCGACCGGCTCACCGGCAATACGGGCGCGGGTTGCCGCGAGTGCTACCTCTTCGGCCAGCATGTATGGGGTGGTGCGGGAATGATTTTCCGGCATCGACAGACCGAAACGCAGCGCATAGCGCGCAATCTCAATCGCGCCGGAGATATCCCCCGCATCAAGACGCCAGAGCATTACCGTCATCAGAATGTCATCCTGTGCGCCGGTGCCACTTTCCAGTACGCCAGCGACCCACGGCAGGTACAGCGGGAGTAATTCGCGTTTTTTATCCGCTTTGCGTTCTTTAGAACGAATTGCTGATAGCGTCCGGCGGTCTGCGGCCAGCTTGACGAGCATCTGCTCGTAAGGTGAGGCATGACGCAGCGGGGCGTTATCCCGCTGCGATGCTCTGATAGCCGAGACCCGCATCGCATGACGCTGTGCGGGGGTTGCCATCGGTTATGCCTCCTTGCCGTCAGTGGTGCTGGTTTCAGCCGGTGCGTCGCCTGTCAGAGACTGCATCGCTTTGACCATTGCCGCCGCGAAGACTTCCGCGCTCACAGGTTCAGTGGTGGCGGGCTCTTCCGGCTCGAGGATCTCGATATTTTCAATCAGGCAACCGGCCTCGTAGTCCTCGATAACGAAATCGACTTTGACCTGTTCGTAGTTTTCCACCTGGTCGAGTTTCGGATTTTCGACGATGTGGCGGCGGTGGCCGTCCTCGTACAGATAAATCGATATGTTATCCAGCGTGGTGATGAAAACGCTGTTTGCCGGGAAGAACGGCGCGCGCACCGCCTGAAGCTGACCGATGGTTTTCTGGCTGATAATCAGCTCACCGGCGAGCTGTTCGCTGTTCGCCTGGAATTTGTTAATCATCGGGAAGTATTTGTCGGTCAGGATACGGCGACCACAGATGACCACCATTTCCGGGTTCTCGCGGTGAATTTCCGCGACCAGTGACTCGAAAGCATCCATAACCAGTGCGTCGAGGTTGGCGTAATGCCCCCCTTTACCCACTTTGATGGTGTTTGAAATCACGGTGCCGTCAGCGTCGGTGACGCTGGACATCACGCGCTCAGGCGCATCATTGCGGTATTTCTGCAACCAGCCGACAGCCACATCCTGAAGTAACGGGTTTTTGCTACGGTCAGACGTCGCCGCCCGGCTCACGCCGTTAAAGCCGATGGTGATGTAATCCAGCGCCTGACGCTTGATGATGGCGTTACGGATACGGATCTGGAAATCCTGAAAACGCGCCCACAGGTCGAGTTTGTTGTACTTCAGGTGATAGTCGAAGTTCACCGGATGACAGAAATAGCGGTATGCATCCATTTTCGCGAAATCAGCGGTTTTACGCTCGACGCCGCCGTCGGTGTCAGCGGTGCTGGCAATGGAGCCGGTCACATCGATGCCGACCTTCTCTTCGGTCAGCTCGCCAACGGTCACCATGTTGATGAGCTTCAGGAAGCTGGACGACTGCTGAATTTTGTCAAACAGGGTCTGCGTCACCGACGGCTCGACGGTGAATTTTTTGTCGAGGTCGCTGGTCGCGATGCCGTTCAGTTCGGCGATACGGCTCAGGTACTGATTGAATTTAAAACGGGTCTCTTTACGCATGAGTTTTGTATTCCTTCGGGTTTATCAGGGGTTAGCAGTCGGTCAGCGTGGAGCCCGCCGAATCACCGTCACCGCCGGTACTTAACTTGCGGCGCGCCTGTGATCTGCTTTCGGTGTTTTCCAGCGTGGTGGTCAGGGTGCTGAATTGCTGTGAGGTGGCGTCGGCCTGTTCGGCCAGCGCTTTTTTGACGTCGGCAAGCTCGGTTTCAATGGCACTGAAACGCACCTCGGCGCTTTCGCCGCCGGTCTGCACCCGCTCGGCGATGGCGGTCACAGCTTCATGTACATCACCGAAACGCGCATCGTCGTCAGTCTGTTTACGGCTGAAGATGCCTTTCACGGTGTCGCTGAGTTTGGTCAGCAGGGTGTCGGGCAGGTCTTCGAATTCCAGCTCGGCAAGGGTTGCCACTGAGAAGAAATTCTCAGGGCTGGCTTTAAATCGGTTGAGGGGGTTGTGTTTCGCGGTACGGCAAAACTCAAGATATTCAGTACCGAGGCTTGCCGGGTCGTCAGTGACGGCCAGACCAACCAGATAGCATTTGCCGCTGTTGGCAAAGTTCGGTTGAATTTCCATTGAGGTATAGACTTTTTGTCCTGCCTTATTCATCGCGACGAGGTCATCGGTCGGCGTGATTTTGGCAAACAATGCCAGCTTGCCGTTAAGTGCTGAATCATCGTCAATTACTTCAGCTTTCAGCTCAGCCACATCGCCATAGCGTTTAAATACGCTGTCAGGCAACAGGCCGCGCAGGTGCTCGAGGTTAATACGGCAACCGTAGACGCGCGGGTCATACGAATCGGCCATCTCCTGAATATCGGTCGAACTAATTACGCGACCGTCGCAGGTGTCACCCTCGACGCCGATGCGAAACCATTTCGAAACTTTTTTAGCCATGAGTCAGGTGTCCTGAGTTGGGTTATCGGGTCGGATGTAGTTTCCCGACTCCCTCCCTCGCCAGCCACCGGTTACAGAAGTGCAACCCCTGACACAACAGTGGGTTAGCGATTCATCCCCCCTGAATCTTTAGCCTTGCCGTGTACTCATCACAGTGAGGTTTTATGACCACTACTAACGACACATCACTACTCAGCGACCCGCGACGACAGGCCGCGCTTTTGTTCTGGCAGGGCTATTCCGTGCCACAAATCGCGGAGCAGTTACAGGTCAAGCGCCCCACGGTGCAGAGCTGGAAACAGCGCGATAAATGGGAAGAAACCGCCCCGTTAAACCGGGTCGAGTTCACGCTCGAGGCGCGGCTGATTCAGCTCTATGCAAAGCCTGACCTGACAGCTCACGACTTCAAGGTCGCGGATTTTCTGGCGCGCCAGATGGAGCGCCTCGCGCGGGTTAACCGCTACGGCCAGACCGGCAACGAAGCGGATTTAAACCCGAACGTGGCCAACCGCAACAAAGGGGAAAAGAAGAAGCCGAAAAAGAACTTTTTCAGCGAAGAGGCTATCGAGAAACTCGAAGAGATTTTCCTCGAGCAGTCTTTTGACTATCAGCTCGAGTGGTGGCGCGCGGGGCTGGCGCACCGCATCAGGCACATTCTGAAATCGCGACAGATTGGCGCGACCTTTTACTTTGCGCGTGAGGCGCTGTTACAGGCGCTGAAGACCGGCCACAACCAGATATTTTTGTCGGCAAGTAAGACGCAAGCCTATGTATTCCGTAAATACATTATCGCCTTTGCCCGACAGGCTGGCGTCGAGCTTACTGGCGACCCAATTGTGCTCGGCAACAATGGCGCGGAGCTGATGTTTCTCGGTACCAATGCCAACACGGCACAGAGTCACAACGGCGACCTGTATGTCGACGAAATTTTCTGGATCCCCAACTTCCAGAAACTGAAGCGTGTCGCCGGGGGGATGTCGTCACAGGAGCATTTACGCACGACCTATTTTTCGACTCCCTCATCGCTGGCGCACGGCGCTTACCCGTTCTGGTCGGGTGAGCAGTTCAACAAGGGGCGTTCAGACAAGAGCGAGCGCGTCGATATCGATATCAGTCACACCGCACTCGCGAAGGGCGTCGCCTGTCCTGACGGCCAGTGGCGACAGATTGTCACCATCGAGGACGCCCTCGCCAAAGGGTGCACCCTGTTTAACATCGATACGCTGAAGCGCGAGAACAGTGTCGATGAGTTCCGCAACCTGTTTATGTGCGAGTTCGTCGACGATAAAGCGTCGGTATTCCCGTTCGAAGAG